GCATGGTGATGTGATCTGCTTCTATAAGGAACAGAATGGAACAATCGAGTGAGTCTACTGTGGTTCGCAGAGATCGCTGTCCTAAATGTGCAGCGAATGGTAATGACCGTAGCAGCGACAACCTTGCTGTATATTCAGATGATCATGTACACTGCTTTAGTTGCGGGTACCATAGAGGAGGAAACGGAACAGTGAGTGAAGCACCAGTTACTAAACTGACAAGCGCGATTCGTGGTGGTTTCTCCGACCTATCTCATCGACGCATTGACGAGAAGACATGCCGACAGTTCGGATATCAGGTTGCCAATGTCAACGGCAAGGAAGTGGAGATCGCCAACTACTACGATCAGAGTGACGAGCTTATTGCTCAGCATGTTCGTGGTCCAGACAAGCAGTTCATCTGGAAGGGTTCACCAAAGCAGGTGCAACTGTTCGGACAGAATCTGTGGAAGGTTGGTGGCAAGCGTCTTGTGATCACCGAGGGAGAGATCGATTGCATGACTGTATGTCAGTTGCTTGGTGGCACATGGCCTGTTGTGTCCCTGCCTAATGGGGCACAGTCGGCTGTCAAGTCCATCAAGGACAACCTTGAGTTCGTGTCTTCCTATCAGGAAGTCGTGATCTGTTTCGACATGGATGACGCAGGTCAAGATGCCGCCAAGGCAGTCAGCGAGATTCTACCACCTGGCAAGTGCAAGATCGCCAAGCTTCCTCTCAAGGATGCCAACGAGTGTCTTGTCAACAACAACGGCAAGGCTGTAGTGTCAGCCGTATGGGAAGCTCAGGTCTATAGTCCAGACGAGATCCTGCACATCAGCAGCATCGCAAACAATCTTGACTTCGTAGCCAACAAGGTATACCCATTCCCATTCGACAAGTTGTCCGAGTTTCTTATCGGTCAACGGTCTGGAGAGATCTCTCTATGGGCATCTGGTACTGGCTCTGGCAAGTCAACAATCCTCAGGGAACTGATGCATCATCACCTTGAGGAGGGCAGATCTGTCGGAGCAATCATGCTTGAGGAGTCACCGCAGGAGACCATGGATGACATGATCTCACTGATGATCAACAAGCCAGTGCGGGCTATCCGTGCAGCACAGATGATGAACGAGTTGCGAATCAAGATGGGCAAGCATCCCATCGACATTGATTTCGTCAACGAGTTCAGCAACGACGAGTATGCCGAGGCAAAGACCAAGCTGTGTCAGACCAACTTGTTTATCTACGACCACCTTGGCAACAATGCAATGCAGAATCTGTTGGCACGAATGGAGTACATGGCAGTCAGTCTCAAGGTTGATGTGATCATCCTAGACCACATCACTGCGGCTGCTGCGGGTCTCATGGGTGTAGGTGACAAGGATATTGAAGGAGGCAGCAGCGAGCGACTTATCATCGATACATTGATGAAGGAGTTGCGTTCACTGGCTGTTCGCACTGGTGTCCATGTTGACATTGTGTCACAGCTGAAGAAGACTGACAAGGCATACGAAGAAGGTGATCGCATCACCCTTCAGGATCTTCGTGGCTCAGGTGCTCTCGCATCTGTACCCAACACGGTCATCGCACTTGAGCGTGACCGACAGAATCCAGATGCAACCGTAGCCAACACTACGATTGTTCGTGTGCTCAAGAACAGACTGACGGGTAGGGCTGGTGTTGCAACCGCACTGTATTACGACCGTTCTACTGGACGGTTGCGTGAAGTAGATGTCGCCTTTAATGACGAAGGCTTTCCAATTGTAAATCCTCAAGAGGTTAAGTGATGGATACAATAAGTCAAAGCGACCTTCAATTTCTTCTAATGCGTTCAGCGGCATGGGACATGTATGCCAGTGCTGCACTAAGCATGTCCTTGCATCCTGGTACTACCAGAGACAAGGCTAATCCAAGAACAGCCGCAGAGATTGCGGCAATAGCCGACGAACTGTTGGCAGAAAGAGACAAGCGATATGGATTTAATTAATCTAGCACTTCAGGTATCTCAGCAGAATGTTCAGGTTGGTCAGATGATTGAGGTTCAGGTCATGGCAAATGCCGATGTATCTACCCGATATCTTGTGGCTGACATCGTGTTCGGTTGGGATCCAACCAAGCTGATGTTCGTTGATTCATCACATGATGGCAGTCATCCCTATCTATGGGCTGCCGTGAGTGGTGTGGTTCCTGCCGAGCAGGACTATACAGGATGCAGTGAAGCCAACCCACCTGCCGATGGTGACGGAATGTACTACGGCTATGGTGTACTTGGAGCGCAGTGGTATATCTCAGACCCAGTGCAGATCACCAAGCTGAAGTTCCTGGTGTTGGACAACTTCACCACAACCGAAGTTCGACTGATTCCATCCGTGACTCACCTGACGCTTGCCCGTACCATTGTATATGGCAGCAATGTTCCAGGGAGCAATACCACTGGTACACTCACCGATGTGGTGATTCATGGAAGCAAGCGTGGTGATGTGACTGGTGACGGATATGTGAATGCCGCTGATCTTGTAGCCATGCTACAGGGTTGGAACGGTGACAACATGGTACTGGACCTCAATGACGATGGTGTCATTGGCAGTACCGATATGGCAATTCTTCTCGACAACTGGGGATAAGCATGCAACTTGTGATTGACATTGAATCAAATGCCCTGATGGAACTAACGATAGATGGCAAGGGTAATCCTGTCAAGGAGTGCACCAAGGTACACTGCGTGGTTACCAAGGACATAGAGACCAATGTCGTTCACGTGTGGCACGGCAACGATCTAGGCAAGCCATTGCTTGAGTATCTAGGCAAGGCGACCATGCTGATAGGTCATAACCTGTACGGGTTTGACCTTGAGTGTCTTCGTCGCATGCTTGGATACAGAGGCAACGCCAAGATCTACGACTCACTGATCGTGAGCAAGCTCATGTATCCCGATCTGCAGAACCATCCACTTGGTGGTAATTCTCTGGCAGACTGGGGCAAGTACATGGGCAACGAGAAGATAGACTATAAGGGCACGTGGGACGAGCTGACCATTGAGATGGTAGACTACTGTGTCCAGGATGTTCATGTAGCACATGACATCTATACCAAGCAGAAGCAGTGGCTTGGTAAGAATCCCTTGTATCAGAAGGTGCTGCAGCTAGAGCACATGGCATCTGATATCATCAACCAACAGCAGGTCAATGGATTCAACTTCGACGTAGTTGCGTCGGAGAAACTACTGCAGGAGTTGCTTCACTTCAAGGCACAGGTGGAGGACGAGATGCGTACCATCTTTCCAGACAAGGTGCATGTCCGTTTCTCAGACAAGACAGGCAAGCGTCTCAAGGATAAGGTGGAGACATTCAATCCTGCATCACGCAAGCAGATTGCCGAGCGTCTGTATGAGAAGTACGGATGGGAAGCACCGCAGACGGACAACGGCAACCCCAATGTCGATGCGTCTGTACTTGGTGAACTTGAGTTTCCAGAAGCCAAGAAGCTTGTGGAATACTTCGATGTCATCAAGTTGATGGGTCAGGTGGAGGATTGGTGGACTAGGGCAACCAATAGCAGGGACTCCAAGGTACATGGCTATGTCAATGTACAGGGTGCTGCTACTGGAAGATGCACTCACAGTCAACCAAACCTCGCTCAGGTATCTGGTGACCACCGTGCCCGTGCACTGTGGCTACCACACGGTAACGATGTTCTTCTTGGTTCAGACCTCAGTGGTCTTGAACTCAGAATGTTGGCGCACTACATGCACGAGTATGACAACGGTGCCTATGCCGATGTCATTCTAAACGCTGACATCCATGTACACAATCAAGAGAAGGCTGGTCTACCTACCCGCAACAACGCCAAGACATTCATCTACGGCTTTCTGTATGGTGCAGGTGATGCCAAGGTAGGCAAGATTGTCAACGGCTCATCCAAGCAGGGTGCTGCACTCAAGGAAAAGTTCCTAAAGGAGTTGCCAGCACTAGCCAAGGTGAAGCAGTGGGTTGAGTTTCAAGCCGCCAAGAAGAATTCAGTAACGTTGGTTGACGGTCGTGAAGCACCTGTCCGAAGCAAACACGCGGCACTGAATACCTTGCTGCAAGGAAGCGGAGCAGTGGTATCCAAGTACTGGATGATCATTGCCGATAAGAATCTTACCAATCGGTTTGGTAAGAACAAGGTTAAGCAACTTGCGTATGTTCACGACGAACTACAATTCTCCTGTCCAAGAAACATTGCCGAAGAGGCAGGTGGAATCATAACAGCATCGGCAATAGAGGCGGGCACTCGTCTTGGAATCAAGATGCCAATCAATGCAGAGTATAAGATTGGAAGCAACTGGTCAGAAACCCACTAGCTACAAATGCTACGTTGGTTTCTACGACTTCACCAGGATACAGGGAAGGTTCTATGGTTGGCTGGTAAAGCTGACTGGTCTCAGCAAGGTAACACATGTTGGACCAATCATCGAGGTACCTGGAGTAGGCGACATAACCATCACGATCTGTTCAAGCCTGAACGGAAAGTCATCTGCAAAGATACACACTGCGGCTGTTCTCGAACGAAGCGGTGCCGTCTTGGTTGACAAGGTGTTTGTCGGAATGCACCAGCTTGATCTAAAGACCGTATTCAATGATGCCCATAAGTATGCTGACGTAACCGCATGGGATGTAATCTTCTATAATTTCATCGGCAGATTCCTTGGTCTTACCAGACCACGGGCATGTGCCTCATATGTTTGTAATCTTTTTGGACTGCCAGAAGCTTGGCATCCTGCAACACTCTGGAGACAATATGATAACGATTCTACTGGCGGGACAAGCCAGAGTAGGTAAGACAACGGCTGCTGAACTTATTCAGAAAGAAGCGAAGAAGAGGGACTACAAGCCGATCATCCTTCCGTTTGCCAAGGCCATCAAGGACGAGGCAACCAAGGCTGGATATGACAAGGAGACCAAGCCAGAAGAGTACCGCAAGTACTGTCAGGCTATGGGTGAATCCAAGAGGGCTGAGGATCCAGATCACTGGGTCAAGATGTTCAAGAAGCAGTGGATGTCGTTGTATGAGAAGGACAACGAGGCCGCTCAAAGTCTAGACAAGCTATGGAAGGAAACGGTTGTCATCGTTGATGATTGCCGTTACCTGAACGAGTTGAACTTTGGAAAGTCCATTGGTGCAAAGACCGTGTTCATCTCCAAGGGTACACGCAAGTTGGTTGAGTCCGATGCCGAGTGGCGCAAGCATGAATCAGAGGACATGGCTAACCAGTACGAGTCTGGTAACAAAGACTATCTGGATATCTTTGACTGGGTAATCAACAACGCAGAATCAAAGACGGAGTTCGAGTCAAAGCTGAAGACACGCATCCCACTGTGGCTTGAGTCAACGCCACTGGCGTATGTGGAATGCGATTGCGTTGGATGCAAGGCAATGAAGAAGGACACACCAGTTCCCCTTGAAGACTTCATCAAGGAGATGTTCGACATGGACGAAGAGGATGATGACTGATGGTGCGTATCGTAGTACTGGAGGATGGATCATGGGGTCCAGCCCATACGGCTGAGATCCATACGATATCGGACAATCAACTACGTGCGTTGGTTCTAGGTGAAGTAAACATCAGGGATCTACGGTCAATTGGATTTCCAGTGATCTATCGTCCAGATGACGAGGCTAACTTTGATAGATGGATTGAAATATAAGGATAAACAATGGGACTTGATACAATCGCTTACAAGGAGTATCGTAATGGCGAGCATATTGAAGCTGACAGTGAGTGGTTTACTGGCACTGAAGTGCTTACTCGTGGGTGTATTTCGGAAGATCTCTCGTGGATACGCGGGAAGGTATATGCACTACTGGTAGAGGAGTTATCTGGCGTGTCGTTGTACACCGAGTCGTTGGACAATGCCACCGTGTGGCGCATAGCCGAGGCAATACGGGCATATAATCAGAACCCTCTTGCCTACAGGGATGTCTTCTATCATAACTTCGACAAGGAAGAATTGCACACACTGGAAAGGTGGTTCTATGCAGCAGCACACAATGGATGCTATCTCAGAGGTTGGTGGTGACGTTGATGCCACCGTCATTGGAACCAATGAAACAATCAACGTTGCCAAGATCTTCAACTATCACAGGGTTGGTGACAAACTGTACAAGCTGTACAAGGTACAGGGCAATTACTATCTGATGGAGATACAATGACGAATACGGCAATACTGGATGGCGACATTCTGGCATACCGAGCTGCCTTTTGGGCAGACAGTGAGGGCGGTGAGTGGCTTGAGTCTAGGGTATTAGATGACCTAAAGAGATGGACACCACCAGGAATCACTAAGATTGTGGTTGCCCTGTCATGCCGTAGATCCGATAACTTTAGAAGAGACTGGTTACCTCAGTATAAAGAACATAGAAACGATAGACCAACACCAGACAACCTACCCGACGCACTGCAATGCATACGGGATAACTCTGATGTTGTTGAATATGAACGGCTAGAGGCTGATGATCTCATGGGAATTGAGAAGTCTGCCCTACGAGCCGTGTGTGTAACCATAGACAAGGATCTCCAACAGGTACCTGGATATTGGTGGTATCCACCCGTTGATCCAGACACTCCAGTTGGTGAGATAAACTACACTACGGTCGAGGAAGCCGACTTTTGGTTTCATCGGCAGTGGATTACAGGCGACAGTACGGATAATATCCCAGGTTTGTGGAAGATGGGTCCGAAAAAAGCAGAGGCACTGCTCAATCAGACACACCGAAAGAACCACACAGCCTTGGTATTATCCTTGTACGAGAAGAGAAAGAATAAGCAGGGCGATTCATACACCTATGAAGACGCACTTGCTATGATGAGGGCGGTCAGGATCCTTAGGGATGGGGAAATTTCCCACCCCTGGCTGCCCTTGGACGAGCAGTAGGAGACGTCACAGTAAGGAACATGAAAATGAAGAACGAATATACAGCATACAGCATGACCGTAGACAACCCAAACACCTTGGTTGCCTCAAGCAACCACTATGATTTCCCTAATTTGGTCAAGATCAAGGCGGGTAAGCATGGTATCCCGAAGAAAGCAAGCAAGGGTTCTGCTGGCTATGACCTACGTGCAGACATTATAAACAATATCACAATAAATCCAGGTGAATCTGTTCTTGTATCTACAGGAACTAGCATGGAACTCAACGAAGGCGTGTGTGCCTTCATCCTACCTCGCTCTGGATTAGCTTATAGAAATGGCATCACCGTACCCAACAGTCCTGGTCTTATTGACTCTGACTTCAGGGGTGACATCTGTGTCATTCTCCGAAACGAAAGCAATGAACCCTTTACGATTCAAGACGGTGATCGTATCGCTCAGCTGATGATTGTATCTTTTATCACACCGTCATTTATTTCAGTCGATGAACTTGGTCATTCTACCAGAGGTAGCGGTGGCTTTGGATCGACAGGCATAGGATGAATATGAATACGTTTGAGAATTTCATTGCCCTAAGTCGGTACTCAAGATGGATTGAAGTACAGGGCAGACGAGAAACATGGGAGGAAACGGTGGATCGTTGGTGGAATTATTTCTCCACTAAGGAACCAGCTCTCCTAGAGCGTCCCGACATCAAGGAAGCCGTGCTTAACCGCGAGGTATTCCCAAGTATGAGAGCGTTGATGACCGCAGGTCCAGCATTGGACCGAGATCATACCGCACTATACAACTGCAGCTATCTTGAGATCGATGCCATCGAGGCATTCTCAGAACTACAGTACATTCTGATGTGTGGAACTGGTGTCGGCTACAGCGTCGAGAGACGGTGTGTTGACAAGCTACCAGTTGTTCCATCATCAATCGAAAGAAACAAGGAACAGACCATCGTTGTTCCAGATTCAAGAGAGGGTTGGTGCGATGCACTCAAGACTCTGTTGATCAATCTATACGATGGCATTCACCCGACATGGGATATGTCTCAGGTAAGACCAGCAGGTGCCAGACTCAAGACCTTCGGTGGTCGTGCTTCTGGTCCTGGTCCTCTTGAGGCTGTGTTCAAGTTCGTTGTGAATACATTCTACAAGGCTAGAGGTCGAAGACTGACAAGCCTAGAGTGTCACGACATCTGCTGCGTCATCGCCCAATCGGTGATCGTCGGTGGTGTAAGACGTTCAGCTATGATCTCACTTAGTGACCTTGACGATCAGTCGATGGCACTTGCCAAGTCTGGCAACTGGTGGGAGAACCACAGCTACCGCGCCCTTGCAAACAACTCAGCGGTCTATACCGAGAAGCCAAGCATGGGCAAGTTCCTGCAGGAGTGGACATCATTATACAACTCCTTCAGTGGAGAGCGTGGTATCCTGAACCGTCAGGCACTCAACGAGGTATGCAAGAGATCTGGACGTGAACACCCAGAAGATATGCATCTTGGAACCAACCCATGCTCCGAGATTATTCTCAGACCAATGGAGTTCTGCAATCTGTCAACCATCGTTATCCGCGAGCATGACAGCAAGATGGACATCAGACGCAAGCTTGAGATGGCAACCATCCTAGGCACAGTTCAATCGAAGTTCACCTACTTCCCCTACCTTCGCAAGGAGTGGAAGGAGAACTGTGAGGAAGAGAGACTTCTTGGAGTCAGCATGACTGGTATCTTCGACAATGCATTCACATGCGGTCGAGTATCACCATACGAACTCATTCAGTTCCTACAGGATCTGCGTGAGGTCTCTCAGGAAATCAACACCAGATGGGCGGCTAAGATCAATACCGAACCATCCAAGTCGATCACGTGTGTCAAGCCAGAAGGTACCACAAGCTGCCTTGCTGGTTGTGCCTCTGGTCTTCATCCGCAGTATGCTCCCTATTACATCAGACGTGTTCGTCTTGACAAGAAGGATCCACTGTATCATCTGATGAAGGATCAGGGAGTACCAGTTGAGGATTGTGTAATGAACCCAGACTCAACAGCCGTGTTCTCCTTTGCAATGGCGGCACCACTAGGTGCCAAGACAACTCAGTCACTTGATGCGGAAACTCACCTGATTCTCTGGCGTATCTACGCAGACTATTACTGTGAGCACAAGCCATCCGTGACAATCAACTATACAGACGCAGAGTTCCTGCGTCTTGGCGCGACCGTATACGAGCAGTTCGACAGCATCTCAGGTG